ATGATGAAGATTCCATTCAAATCTACTATGTTAGAAGCTGTTATGACCAACGAATTTCCTGTAGAATTTAATAAGGATGGAGATCTCTTAATCTCTAAAGGAAGACGAATTAATTTCGAAGGAGAATACTCCAGAACTCATTTAGCTCTTAAGATGTATGAGAAGAATAAGAATACAACTGGAATGAAGTACTGTATCTGTAAACTTTGGTATATGAATATACTCTTGGAAGAGAAGATTCATGATAGAAAAACCAAGCCTACAGAAATCAGAACACTAAACAGAGCTCGTTCTAAGATACTAAATGATATCAATAAGTATTCTGAAATTGTATTGAAAGAAGAACCAGATTTTGATATTATCAAGACCTATCAAGATTCTCCTTTTAATAATGATAAAGTTAAGTTCTCTAATTATACATTAGGTCATGCATATGATTGGATCAAGAAACTGCTAACTTTCAAAACGAATCTGTAATTATATATTATTATAATGAAATGAACACTATAAAGTACTCCAAGCTATATAGCTTGGAGTACACTATTATTTCAAAAGGAGAAAAGTATGCTGGAACAAGTTCGTTGTAGAACAGGTAAAACTCGATACAACTTTTTATATAATATTGGAACCAGATGGTTTACAGAAGATCATATGATTCGTATTATAGACAGAAATAGACGCAAAGTGACAGTACAAGACGAACGAACTAAAGAAATTTATACTTTATCCATAGAACTATTAAACAGAAAATATACAAGATTGATTCCTACTGGATTACTGCAGATAGGAATTTTACAAGCTAATAGTAAACTTCGTATGGATGATCTCTATATAGAATATTCATCCAATGAAGAAAGCGCTTATTCAAATTATGATGGAGTAACTACAGTTATCCATCCTATCGAAATTATGAAAGAGTATCAAAAGTGTCCTACAGAATATAAAGATGCTTTTCAAAATCCTAAAGATAAGAAAATGGTTTCTGATATCTTATTACAATCTGGAGTTATTCAGGACTATTATAACTATGATCCATATGAGATAGAAGAGTTTATGGAAACGATTCCTTATCATGAATTCAATCTAAAGCATTATCGATTCATTATGTTGTATTTTGATGATACTATAGATACTATTATACCTTTATTGGGTAAATATGAAATCAATAAATATAATGACTGCTTACAAAAAGTAGCAGAGCTACTTAAGCATGAAACGAATGGTATTGTTGATATATCTGAATATATGAATATGAAAGCATTCTTAGAAACTGTTAACTTTCTATTTATCGTTGATTGTTCTAACAATATCATCAATATGGAATTTCAAACCAAAGTCTTAGCAGAAGAGAAAGATGAAGCATCTCCTTATGATAAGACCTATATGATGAATGATAAAGCCTTATATACTTTATTGCGAAATACAATTGGATATAATGTAAAAGATATTATTATGTATCGATATTGGTATGATATCGATTTATCCAGTATAGCTAATAAGTATACGTTAATTCGGAATACAGCAGATGGCGCATTGTACATCTTTATATATAATTCCAATGGAGTCCATAGAGATTCTATCAATGATGCATTTAGTATAGATGAGCAAAATCGAATCTTATCAAGATTCCGTTAAATCTATATTAAATTATATATTATAGGTATGAGACGCTTTATGCGTTTCAAATATTATTTTAGTTAAAACAATATCGTAATGATAATCGTATCATTAAAATTGTTTTAACACTGTTTCTCAAAGGAGGAGAACAAATGAGTGAAGAAGTTAAGAAGGAAAATGTTGTAAAGCTTAACATCGTCAAAAGTGACTTTGTTGGTAATGTAACAAGCAAGCTTATAACATCCAGTAAATTATCTCGGATGATTGCTAAAGTCTTCGGAGCAATTACACCTTGCATCAATGGTGTAAAGATTGGTATTCAGCCTAATGGACAGCTGTCTACTTCCGTAGCATTCCGTTTTGTAGAAGAAAGAGATATTCCGGATGGAAAAGTTGCTTTTGTAAAGTCTATGTCTAAAGAAAAAGCAGCTCTGTCTATTGTAGAATCTATTAATGGACGTGCAGATTCTATGAGAAATTATGATCTCACAGATGAAGCAAAATCTGTTCTGCAGAGACTGATTCCGACCCATCTCGACAACAATGTTTCTGTATTCAGAAATGTACGTAAAGATGGTAAAGAAGTATATGAACCGATTTGGAATCTGGTATCTTCTGATTCTACCTATGAAGTAGATCCGTTCCGTGGTATCTTCAATGGTGTTGTATATGTAACACTTGATCTTCGTCGTATGCTGACTCTGATCTTCGGAAAAGACAATGATGAAGGAGATCATTTTGTATATGATGCTATGGCAATTCGTCCTTTGCAGGGTAACCAGATGATGGCGTCCTGGCTGATTCAGATTAGTCAGTTCAATGCTTCTGAAATTAAAGCAATTGCAGAAGAAACAAATATCATTGTTGGAAACAACAACGGATATATCAACTACTAATCCAAGACTTTTAGTAAATTCGAATTGACTAAAATAAGGTAAGAGAGGGGCTTAGTGCTCCTCTCTTATTTTTTACGTAGTTTGACACTATGATAATTCAAAGGAGGAATTCGAAATTATGAAAGATAAAATGGACAAAAGCTTTTCTTACAAAGTCGGAGATATTGATGAAGTTGTAGACACAAAAGGTAATTCTGTTATCTTACTGCGTAAATTGGCCTGGGGCGAAAATGGTAAAGAAAAATTGGAACTCAGAAAATGGGTTATCGATATTGCCAAAGAAACTCCCTTAAAAGGCGTAACGTTCTTAACAGAAGAGGGTCCGCACAACTTAGTCACTGTTTTATTACAGAAAGGCTATGGACACACTAAGAATATCTTAGAAACAATCAGCCTCAGAAATGATTTTAAAGATAGCTTGGAGAACTTAGGTAAGCCATCCAAAGCTAAATCTTCTAATAAATATATCGACCCTAAAGATATATTATCCTAATATATAGAATGGAGGAATAGCATGGCTCTATCAGATGATGTATTAAAGTCAACCGGATTTAAATCGTCTGATCCATCAAACAATGATGAGATGAAGGGTGATACCGGGCCTGGGCCTTATGAACAGTTTGAAATGTGCAGACATGCCGATGAATATGAATGTAAATTTAAAGATACGGCAGGACGTTGTATCTTTGAAACCTGTGTCATGGATAACCATAAACCTCCAAGAGTAGAACTCTGGTATTATAAGTGTCTCATTTGTAAACGAGATACTTCAGCAAAACCAGAAGAAATGAGAGCACCATTCTGCCAATCCTGTATAGATAGAATGAACCGAGCAGAAGAACTTCCTCATAATTGTGTTATTTGTGGAAGATCGGTAAACTCACCAGCCAAACTAATGTTTAGTGGTATTTGTGATGATTGCTTTAGTGCCATCAAGCAATGTACTTTATATTGGAAGGGTCATAAGCGTTGGAAACATTGGGGTTGATCAACTCATGATTTATACATCTTTTGATAATTATCCCATAGAGCATAGTCTATATGGGCAATTTATCACATACGATGAACTCAGAAATATAATCTCAAATGAATATGCAAATGATAATTATAGCCAAACCATAAACGTATTTATAGATGTATATCAGTTTCTCATGATTGGATTACGATATAAAAAGATCAATGATCCATATTCTATAGCAGCATCCATTATCAACTATGCTGCCCATATCAGAAGATATTTTAAAATTGTACATGGAATGTACTCGAATATTGTATTGATTTATACAACAAATGATTCTGAAAACACCACTAAATTCTTACCAGAGTATAATGCATATTATAAGAATAGAAAGAAAGCCAATCCCTTTATGTGGGAACGTATTCAAAATAATATGAAGCTGGTTAGAGTATTAGTTCCTTATATACCAGATGTATTCTTAAAAGAAGGATCTGTAGAATCCTCTGTAATGATTCATGATTTTATACAGAATCATTATGTAGGACGACACCCAAATTTAATTATATCCAATTCTCAAATGATGTATCAACTACCACAGTTTAGTAGAAGTGTAGTTATTCTGAGAAAAGATTTAGGACCGACAGCCACTTTGAATAAAACGTTCTCATATAATATCCATAATTGTGTAGAAGCATATTGTTATGAAATCACTAAGTTGAATTTGACAGATATCAAAATCAATCAACAGACGATTTCTTTCACTATGGCTCTTAGGGGTATACCGAGACGTTCTATTACGAGCTTATACGCAATTAAGACTGTTCTAAAGATGGCTAATCAGATCCCTTTGGGATGTGAACATGATCCTGATGTATGGTATGAGATTTGTACATATAAAAAATCTAAGAAATATATTACAAAAGAAATGATTCTAAATCGTTATAAGGCAATTGACTTAGGATATCAGTACAAACTCTATAAAACATTACCAGAATCTAAAGAACGTAAGTTCTTAGAACAACTCAACGATAAAGAGTCTGTTCAGGAAATCAATAATCGATACTTTGCCAAGTCTCCATTAAACTTGGAAGAATTATAAATCGTGCATATGCACGATTTATTTTTTGTATAAGAAGGTGAGATAATCATATGAGATGTGAATACTCTATTAATATGAAATGGATGGACAGCGATGATAATGGAACAAATGATAGCTTCGAAATAGATGACGCTCATATTAATAACATGACCATCATCAATGATTATGAAGAAACCAATATGCCTGTTATCTATGCAGATATCACTATAGATAAGAATTATATGGATAAAGTAATTAAACATGCTAAGACTGCCCATATGTTCATGTATATCTATAAGATGTCTGAGAAAAATGATACGGGTGTAAAACTAAAACAATTAACTTCATATACTGGTAAGATGTCTTACTTCATCGATCAAGATATCAACTACAATAAAGAATTGGATTATAAAAATACTGATGAACCCAATAAGAAAGAAGTCTTACAGACATTTACGATAGGGTTAATGTTTAGTGAATGCATAGAGACCAATAAGCAAACAGCCAATACTACATTGGTTAATACGACCAGAATGAATGCTGTAGCTTATTACTTGCAGCAATATCCATATCTGATTGATACATTTACTTATAATGATAATATTGACCAGCTTATCGTGCCCCCTCAAGAATCATTATCCAAAACAATTCAATTCTTAAATGATATCAAAGTATTCTATGACACACCATACAGATTCTATATTGATCCTGGGTGTGTTTATTTGATGAACAGTTCTGGAGAAGGAACTCCTAAAGAGGGAGATCTATATGATACAGTATTATTTGATATCATTCCAGTAGATGAAGGACCATCTATAGAAGAAGGAATCACAGAAGATTCTGAAAAAGGATGTTATTATATAGGAATTCATGTCAAGGATAGCTATTACACTGTAGATACAGATACACAAAAAATGTACAATGAAATCCAGTCTATAATCGATCCTGGAATTAAGAATACAATACGTTTCTTAGATACAGTTAACCAAGCTATTCAGGAAATTAATAGTGCGAAAGATAAACTAACTGGAATAGTTAAGAAAGCCACACAGCAAGTTAAACCTATAAGCAGTGCTTTGACAGACTATAAAGGAAAATTGATCGATAATGTAAATGCTATCAAATATCAGATTGATCATCCAGCTGGTATAGATTTTGTAGATACAAACAATGCAGCATCTGGAGTTATGAATCCATACTTTGTCCCTACAGCAACAACTGTACCCCAGAATATAGATTATGCTGTAGACAAAATCAGATATATGAAGGGATTAACACTTCCTTCTGAAAATGGTCCTGGAGAAAAGCTAATATCTGACAAGCAATGTGACGAATGGATCGTTAAGCTTATAGAATATAAAGGTAAGATTCAATCTCATAAATCTGTCGTAGATAAGATTCCAGGAATATATGGGCAAACAACCTCTCAATTAATTGGGGTCATGCATGGGTCTACATCTATTACCAGTATGATTAATTCTATTTCTCCAATTAATTTATCAGATAACTTATCTTCTATCTTCGATAATATACTTCATTTAAAATCGGGTATTGCTTCTCATAGTAATGAAGTAAATCAAAATCTGATTCCTAAAGTTAATGATGCTTATAAAATATCCAATTATGCAGAAGCCAGTGCTGTTATTATGGAAAAGGCTTCTGGATTCTATTCTAAATATCTGACAGCTATGGGAATGCAAGGAGAACAAGTTGAAGAGAACCCATTCCCAGGCTGGATAGCCAGCACAAGGACATCTAAGAATAGTATTGATCAATCAGCAGAATCGTTAGCAAAAACATTGTCTGATTATAAATCTGCCAACACAGCTGTTTCTTCATTGGTAGCTAATATAGAACCTCAGATCAAAGCAATGTCTAACTTCAAAACTGATATCAAATCGACTATTACAGGAACCTGGGATAGCTTGGTTAATATTGGTAAGACTGCTAAGAAATCATTGGATAAAATTGTAGAATCTGCTAAGAATATCCAAAATGATATTAAATCATTAGACTTCTCTATTAACTCTATTAAAGATCTCCAAAAAGACATCAATATGGTTAAAGACATTTCTAAGATTGGCATGCTTGGATTATCCAATTTCAATGTAGATCTAAATTTAACCAAAGATGATAAAGGAGAAGTTGCAGGTACAGGAACTAAGATAGTCAGGCTTAGTAATGATAACGCCAATATGGTTAAGAACTTAAAAGCAGATATTGAAAATCATGCCAATATGCTATCCGTTACTAAAACCGATATGGATACTACTATACTAACTCCTAACAAGAGATATGTAGTCAATAACTATGATGCACATTCTCAAAATAATGGTACATTCTTACTGACAAAGAAGATTGATTATTTCATTCGTTCGGGAGATGTCTTTACCATCTCTACTCGTTTAGATATGGCCAAGATATCTGAAGAATCTAAGAATGGTAAGAAATTCTCTTATCAAAATGAAATCAAATTATTGATGAATCATTCCAGCAAGATTCTGAAAGCTTATAATTCAAATCCACTAGGATTATCCAATAAATCTCTTGGAGAAATTGTTGACTCTGCACAATCTATCCAGGATTCTTATACTCGTTTAAAAAAACATCAAAATCAATAATAGAAATTCCATGGAGTCATATGACTCCATGGAACTATTTTGTTTAATCGGCCGCTTCAATCTGAATATCTGGAATATCATTACCAAGAGTATCTTTGGTAATATTGATAGAAATAAACTCAGGTACAGTAGTAGAGTATGTATAATCATCTTTCTCCGTATTCTTATATATACTCTGATACATATAGCCATAGTTATTCAATCCTACAAACTTAATATAAACAATTTGTTTATAGAATTTATTCTTAATGGCTGTAATTAAGTTAGGCATATGAAGATCAGAGATATAATTGATATTTTCCATATACTCTTTGATATAGTTAATAATATCATTCTTACAGTTCTGATCTGCTGCTGTCTGATATTTAACTTCAAATTTCAGACTGATATTAATTCTATCTATTGGTTCTGCTGTAGTTAAGTATCTTACATTATACAGCTTAGATGGTCCATAAGTATTAAAGAACTTAAAGTCTATACCAAATGAATCTTCCAATAAGAGAAGAGATGATTGAATATACAATCTTCTATAATTCAATGCTTTAATAAACGTAGATACTCTTTCCTGTAAACCAGAAGATGATCTATTTTCTGCAGTATTAGTAGAAGACTTCTTGCCATAGTCCCAGAAATAACCATGTCTAACCAAAGGCATGCGCTTTACGTGGAAGTCTAAATCACCATTAGAGGCTTTAGACAAATCTACATAAGATTCCATCATATTGGTATAATCTATGAATAGATCTAACCCTGTACTAACCTCATAGATATTACATAACGTATATCCAACAGAAGATGCAGTAGAAGATAATCCCGGAACAATTGCAGAAATATCATCTTCATCCTCATTATTAGCCTGAAGATCTCCATATTGCTGATCAAACTTAGCTAAAACAAAGATCTTAAATTTAATATTGTTCGGAAGATATGTAGTAGCTTCTGTTGTTGTATTGGCGTAATATAAACCTTTATCTATACAGAGTTTAATATCTCTATTGATTACATTATTGGTATGAAGATTAAATCTATATGTATAGCTATAGTTAATATTATCATAATCTCCATCTTCCAATACACCATTCATATATCTAAATGGAATATAATGACCATTGATATCTTTCTGATAGACTACACCAATGACTTTCATATCGTTCTTAATAATATGACCATTTTCATCAGTGGTAACCAATCCGAAATCAGTGGAGATATTCTGAGTCAATAATACCTCTATAGAATAATTATCTCTTTCTGAAGAAGGATAGAACGGTTTTCTAACCTTTACAGGATTCGTAGATGTACTGGAGCAAATAAACTGTAATTCAGATTTATCATTGATATAATCAAACCCAACCATCTTGGAGTAATCCAAAATATTCAGATAATAATTCAGAACAAACGGATCTTTATTGATAACCGTTAAGAATGGATTCATATATAAGAATCCAGCGCTCTCTTTAGCTTCCAATGTACTATTATCACTCATCTCACTGGTTACATGTTGACCAACGGCTTCTGAAGAACTTCCATTTAAATAGAAAATAGATCCAGCAGGTAATATAAAGTTTTCTCTATTGATATTACTAAACATATCTCTGGAAATCTTCACATCTACTGTATTCGTAGGAATAATATTCTTATTCTCATCCTTCATCAGCATATAGCAGAAGAATAATCGCTGTAATTGATTATGAACTTTCTGCAAGAAATAAAGACGAATGGTATCCGTATTCAATACATTAAAGAAGTTATTCAGATCTGTATAGGTAGAAATACTATTCCTCATCAGCATCTGCTTAGGAATCATAGCATGGAGTTCATCCATTGTTTTTCTATCTACACCATAGTCTGAATTAGAGTTAGGCATAACAACCATGTAGATATTATTATATGCATAACGTTCGGATGTCATGTCCAATACAGTATTCTGCTTATAGGCAAAGTTGCATTCACTTCCCTTAGTTGTGTATACATGAATACTTACATCAGCATTCTGTCTTGGTTGATAAGAATCTCTATTGAATGTAACCCGAATAGTCGATTCATCTACATACTGATAGTTACAGTATTCCCATTCATCTTCTGTATTGTATAATCCATCATACAAGCATTTCAGATAATGAGTAACAACTCCAGAATCTGTTTGTTCTGCTACTTCTATATAGAAATAAGAAATCTGATCATTAAAAGTAAATGTCATAGACTTACTTTCTAATGGATTGGTTGTAACAATCTTCTTAGAAATAACAGTATGATCTAACTGTCTGATTGTTGTAGTAATCAGTAATATATTAGTATTACTGATACTGATATTTCCAATAGCTGGTAAATAAGGATTAGTTATATCAGAGATTTCATTGGTGGCAACCATTCCGGTAGAATATTCTGTATCGGTTAAATGAGTTGCTGTGTATACGAACTTACCATTTGGCAGTTTATTACGTCTGATCTTAATATCATAATCTAAACGATAGTTATATGTAACGTTATTCTCTGTATTACCAATCTTGATTTCAAAATTCTTATCAATGATGAATTCATCATTCACCATATTTTCTAAGAGTCTATCTTCTGGAATACCCAGATAAACATCCATCTTAGCTGGTGTGGCTCTAATCTTATTGATACCCAATGTCAAAGCATGGCAAATGATATTTCGATCAAACTTTGCTCTGGTCGGAATTGCTTCATTTGCATATTCTGCTGACATAATAGCCGCATTCTCTAAAATATTAGAGCCTAATTCCGAAATATATCCAAAGATACCCATTGTCAGAGTATCTTCCGGAATATCTATATATTTTGCTTTCAAAGAATCTACAAATTTAGCCAGTTCATAGATATTGGTAGATACTGTACCCTCTGTATCTTCTTTGATAATAATAGAATCTTTAGGATCTTGCAAATCTGCAGGATTTATATTAATCAGAGATTCTGACATGTATATCCTCCTTTAAATACCGATACGACGATCTGGTTCTACTTCCAGATTCGGTTTACTCGTATCATGATATTCTATAATATCTTGTGGATCTCCAAACCATTTCAATAGATATGGAGTATGAGTCATCGTAGTGCCTGTTGTTTTTATAATTCTCGGGAATAAAGCAGATTCCCCCGTTACTCGTCCATTCATATAATCAAACAGCGGAATTTCTGCATACTGTTTACCAGGCAACATAGATGCATCCACAATATAATTGAAATGGGTAATGCTTACAGGATCCATATCCTGTTGGAATGTGGCTTTCCAATCTACGGTAAATTTCATTTGACCATCTGTAGGCATATCAGAGAATGATGATCTGGGAACAGACTTAGGATAACAACCCCACAATTGAGCCCAGTATACAATGGATTCTCCATCTTCTCCTACAATAAACTTAAAGACGGTCATTTGATCGGATAATACTTTATACCATGTATAATCTACATTGGTTGGGGTAACTTGTCCATGGTATTTCATCTGTTCATATAGATCATATGCTTTAAACCACAGATAACAATCTAAGAAGCGATTATCTTTGAATTCAATATTGAATTCATTATCTTCATCTGCGCTATCTGATGGTTTTCTATAAAATATACGAGTGTTATAAATATTGGTTGCAGATTCTTCATCCCCAACAGAAATATTTGACAAGTCTAGGTTTGAAGTCTTATAGTTTGATAGCAAATTAACAAATGGAGAAATATATTTTGATCCATTTTGACCCACTCCATGTTGTAATGAAGATAATACCGTATCCCCATAATTTCGTTCTATTAAGTCTCTGAAAAATACAATCGATCGTAATTCAGGATTTAATTCATTCATGTCCGTATTGATGACAGGATCATTTGGATTCTGTCTGGTTCCAAAGATATGTAAGTCTGGTTTGGTAATAAAGACATATTCTCTGGTGGTACCCATCATACGATAGGGATCATTTCTTGGGAATATATAGAAAGTATTAAAATCATCAAAATCTTCTCTTCTATAAATTCCATTAGAATGTAACAATCTCAATAGTAGTTGAGATTCACTGGTCTGTTCTCCACCATTAATGATATTGGCTTGTTTTTCCGTAAACGGATCGATAATATTTTTAGATGGTTCAACTACTTTATCAGAATCTTTGTATGTTAGTCCATCAGCGTTCTTTTCTCGCTTCATGGCAATCTGTCCTTGTCTTTCGTTTGGCATATATGTCGACCCTCCTCTATATTACTTTAATGTTTTGCCTGTGGTATTAAAAGAATCATTAGTTATATATTATAGATCTGAAGTTATTAATAAGGAGGTTTATTAAGTATGAAAGTCATAGTTCCTTATGTGTATAACTGGGAAGGAAAAATTGAACAAAAAATATTAGAAAAAGAAAATCAAAATCCATCTGAATTGACAAACGATATACTAAGTATTGTTCAAGCAATTGTTGATGATACAAGCAAAGAATTTCAATATTCTTATGGGGTTATAAATGATATGAATAAACGAATAGATCAATTAGATCAGAAAGTCACCGCTATTGAGGGTGATGTAAAAATAAATCGTAAACTCATCGATGCCATAACATTTGTTAAGAATTCGAAGGATTTATAAGATAAAATAATCTATTAGAGATTCATCAGATTATTTTATAAAAGCTAAAGATTACCGGTGTACTAAGGTAATCTATTAAGTGCATTTATGGTATTTGATCGAATTTACATTAGATTAAATACTGTCGGTAATCTTTAGAGGGTATTTATTTTTTGTTTTTGACATCTAAGTAAATCAATATACATAGGAGGTTTTATAATGATACAACTCAAGAATACTAATGGTATCCATGAAGGCGTAATTAAGGATATCGTTGACTTGATTGGCGATGGTGGATTAGATAATATAGCTGGCAAAAACTTTCTGACTGCTAAAAACTCCAGATATTTCTCCAGCATTACTAAAGCGACGTCTAATCTTGTACTCGCATTTCCAATTATTGTAGATGAGTCTGTTCCTCTTTCAACTGCATCTATGGTTGCCAAAGCTGTAGAAAGAAAGATGGTTGGACTTCTACAAATGCTTTTTTCTGCTATTAATATTAGCAATAACAAGGATGCATTTGATTTTATCGGTAAAGTTCATAAGAACTTAACCTCTGATGACATTCTTTCTTTTATCAATAAAATGGATAGCAGACCTTATAAAGAATCTGCTGATAGAATGAGTGCTGAGCTTGATATTGAAGCTATCAATAAAGCTTTGACTGAATCTATGAAACACAATGGAGTGTATTTGGATTCCGAATTAGAACCAGCATTAGAAGAAAAGTTTGTATATAAAGGCAGAGCAACAGCTCAAGATCTTATAGATTTCCACAGACCAGTTATGGCACCAAATTCAATGCACACTGGATTTAGAGCATCTCAGCAGAAAATTGATGATTTTAAAAAATCAATGAAAAATAAAGGATCTTCTTCTTCATCTGGAAGAGAAGCTCAATATGTTGGTAGTGCTCGAATCCAGGATCAGGAATTTGATCAAGAACTTAAAAAATCTAATGAAGCAGTTCCGTCACTTCTGATTATTCATTTCCGCTCTGGAGAAGATGAAAAGAGTGCTGGAGATGCAGTTATTGGTGTAAAGGCTAAATTGGTCTATGTATCTCAGGCTGATATGGCAGATCGTATCATCATGAAGAATGGAGATAACAACGTTATCTTTAGTCTGTTAAGAGCTACAACTGGTGAGCTCTCTATGATTAAAGATTTTATGTTTGCTGTAGATAGAGCAAAATTAGATACATTCAGCAATAGAAACTCTTCAACTCCTCTTTGGAAGATGCTTGAACGTAGAGCTATTGTTAATAAGAAGAATCGGTTCTTTGACTCTGCTAATGGTTCTGGTACAGCTATTGCTACACTTCTTATTTCTTCTGATACAGAAAATCTGTTGGAAAAAGATTATAACTTCAGATGTAGACCTTATAACATGCTGAATGTTATGAGTGAATACAGCTGCTTGGGATTCATCATTGCGGACGATGTTACAGAAAAAGTAAAGATGTTGTTTGATGACAATTCAACAAACTTTGAAGTATTATCCTATACTTCTTTGGAAAGAGAAGATAAGAGTCAATATAAGAAACTTATTAACCTGATGGTTAATAGATAAGGAGGATTTCCGATGTTAAAGACTGGAGTTCTTGAAATTTTCAATGAAGCATTGGATATGCATGACTTGGAAGTATTCAAAACAGTTCATTCATTTAATGAAGCCGAACAAAAGAATGCCATTGTTATTCTGGCTAATCGGCTTTATAAAATGATCACCAATAAACTCGAAGATATGGATTTCAAGGAAATTGAAAGATCTGGTGGAGATGTCACCAGAATGAAGAATTATAAACAGACCAAAGAATGTATTGAAACGTTGGTTATGATTGCTCAGGAAAGTGGTAATGGCATTGAAGAAACCAATGAAATTGCCAGAGCTATGAAGAATGTAGAAGAACTTAGACCTTTGTTTACTTCTGCATTCAGAAACAATGTACCGCTGGTTAAATACTTCTATGACACTATTCTTCTGGCCATTATTGCTGATATCGGGTTTATGACAACCGTATGTGTAGAGTTCATTAAGAATCCGAATTCTACAGTAGGATTAGAAATTACCAACTTACAGACTTATAAGACCAAATTCTATTTGGTTCACTCCGAATTGGTTAAATTCAATGCTGCTGTTGATAAAGGCCAGATCGATAAAGCATTCAAAGCTCTTGTTACAGCTAAGACAAGACATGAATCTTATGAAATGGTTAATGTACAGGAAGGCATTGGAGATGTAGCAAAAGATATCGGAACTGGTGTATGGAATACAACTGTTACTATCGGTTCTATGGCTATTGTAGGACTGGTTGGAGTTGTGGCTATGGTTGTACTCCCAATCCTTAGAGATCTTTCTTATCTCTTCTACTCTTTCAGAGCACATTTGTCTGACTGGTTCTCTGTACAGGAAGAACTTCTTAAAGCCAATGAAATTCGTCTTCGTTCTATGAGAAATACTGGAGAAGTTGACTATAAAGAAGTTGCTGATAACCAGAGAAAATGGGCTAATCGTATGGGTAAAATGGCCGATATGTTGGCTGTTAAATATGTACCAGCTCAGAAGAATGTATATAAACAGCTTGAAAAAGATTCTAAACTGAAAATTACTAAAGATGAAGTAGATAATCCGAGTGATTTAGATGGACAGCCATCATTATTCTAAAAGAAAGGAGAATATAAGACTATGAATCTGACAAAAACAATTGATACAATGAAAAAGATCAATGCTCAGGACAGCAAACTTATGGCTGGTATGGATCCGAATTCTCCTGAGATGGTAAGTGCTCCATCAGCAGATGCTAACCGTATTGCAAAATATATTCCTACAGAATCTGATAGAGATGCAGCATTAACCAAAGAAGCTCTTTATAAAAACTTTGAAGCTGCTGCAGATAAACTCAGACTTGGAGAAGAATCCAAGAAAGTTGGTGTAGCATTCATCAACGAATTAGTAGAAAAGAAAAGGAATGAATTACATAATAAGCCAATCAAACCGGCTACTTATATAGAAGCAACCTATCAATATCTGATGGACAAATACAGCTCAGAAGCAAGACTTCAGTATGCTAATCTGAATAAGATTAAAGGATACAATGAAGCCGTAGAATCTACTATTACAGATAATCTGATGAAGAATCTGGATCATGATATTGCTAAACTGACTCCAGATAAGATTCGTCAGAATATTGCTGACCGTGTAGAAAAAGCAACAACCAATTTTATTGATGCTAGAAACAATGCAACAGATCGTATTAAGAAGATCTATACAAACGTTAAAGATTTTGTAGATAAGAAAGATACGACAGAAAAAGATGCTAAGACAGCACAAGAAAATGCTAAGCTTCAAGTATCTCGTATTAAAAATGCCCCAATGTCCATATTTGAATCTATGGTTACAGCTCTTACCAATGCAGCTATGACCAACCCAGATCTGAAAGACAAATATCTCTTAGAATCTGGTGACGTTAATATGGATAAGATCATTGATGATACTGCATCTATCTATACAGTTATGGAAACTGCCAATGTACTTGGTTTAGTAAAGATCGATGAATCTGTTATCGATGCTTATATTAGTTCTTTGAAATAAACATATAAAATTATCCATAGACTCATATGAGTCTATGGATAATTATTGCTTTTTATTTTATACATACAAATTGGCATAAGAGAATAATACTATCAAACACAAGTCTTACTGCATCTTGTGATCCTAATTTATCCATTAAGAATTCTTTATTTTCCGTTAAGAGTTTTTTAATGCATGCAGATATAAGTGGAAAATAATTAAGTTCAGTATCATTATAAGATTTATTAAGCATAAACCATATCTTATGATGAGGAAGAACTTTAATATCTATCACCATATCTTTTAATTTTTCATCTTCTTTAATAATTTCCATTAATCTATCGACTCGTTCTTTATTAAAGAAATCAATTTCTTCTAATTTATATTCTATACAACCAAGCTGGTTGTATTTCTTAGAATCATTCAATATTGTATCATGAAGATTATCACTATCACAATTCATTTTAACACCTACCATCACCAAAATATCGAATATCACCTTTATAAGCTTTACTAATCGATTCTGCCTGTTTACTATTGGTAAGCATATTCAGATAATCAATCGTAATTTCTATTCTAGGCAATATAGAATAATATTTTTCTACTGTTCCTTTAATGACCAATCTATCATCCACCCATAAGTTCTCATTGGTCATATCACAATATTTCTTTCCTATATTATCCCAATCAGGCTTGTTTATGGGTCTATGAATTCCTAATTCGGCTAAATATGTATCGACTGCATTATATGTACTGGGGGTCTTTAAATAAGCCTCATAATGCACAATACAGGGAGTATAAATCAAATGTTGTAATTGATTGAACTCTTGGTTGGATACTAATTTCTTCATAAACTTATTATCTTCTGCTCCCACAGGAGAATAAACTTGTATAAAGTTAGAGTTCTTCATAGCCATATTAGCAAAGTTTTTTCTATTAATTAATCTCATTCTGGGTCTGGGAGATCCTTCTGGAACCTCATACAGAATGACTTTATATCGTTTATAATACAATATATCTTTCATTGTATTATAATTGGCTATGACTGTATCTGCTTTAACTGAATTAATATGAAGTTTATCATACATCCAAGCTAAACGTTCGTTATAATCTCTGGGTATTTTGGAATACTTAGATTCGTATTCTTTCATTTTCTGATTGCGTTTCTTCATATATCTACCACCTGATACTATAAATCTTGAAGAGCATTAATGCTCTTCAAGATTATGTTTTGTTTAATTTACTTATTTATCTTATTTAATATAGCCTGAGTGGCTTGACCTGTACCAATAGTAACAAGATCAAACAACCGAATATTTCCAGGATGCAATCCAATAATAGATCCATATGTACGAGCAGTTGCTTGCGTATAAGTTTCAAAGAATGCTTCCCGTACAGACCGAACCGTATCTTTAACCTTAGCTTCAGGACTAAGGATCATCTTCATCATCTTCCATGCTCTTGGATAATCCGGTTCATCTATATTAATACCACATGTATTAGCTATATAATCTACAAATGGTTGATTAGACAGTACGTTCAAATCCATATTATTTTCATTCTGTCCCATACTCATAAAGTTAGTTCCAAAAAGATCTTTAATACTAATACGAAGTTCTAATGTAGTTGGAACGTTATCATATGTCCAAGCACCTTCATTACCTTTAGTAATAGAAAGATCTGTAATAATACCCATATTTACATTAAAGAATCCTTGATAGAATGCTCTAACCAAGAATGGGGCGGTATATGTATTTGGACCAGTATATTTAGGAGCTGCTAAACAAACCGTGTGAATTAGTGGAACAATAATATTCAGATAAATAGACAACGGATCATTATCAGGAGATCCAAATTTAACATTGACCGAATAGTCTCTGCTAAATTGAGAATCTTGCCAAAGTTCTGGAAATAGCATTTTAGAACCAGCAATGGTATTATGTAACCCATTTAGTATAGCAGCTACAGCGCCCTGAGAAGAACTCATACCACTTCCTACTTTGGCTTTGATATTATCAAATAATTGCTGTGTATTATTTAGTCCAGAGCTAACAGCACTACTAGCTACTTTTGAAGCGGCTGCAGTTACATCAACAGCCGTATTAGATAAGAACATTAATTCTCTGGCCTGTTCCGATACAGCATTTGTTTTTTGTGCTAATTGAGATTGTGTAGTAGAGTTGCTGAAACTTTCTGATATCTGGTTTTCTGTATTCAGATAGTATAAAACAGAACCATGATAGAAAGAAGATTTAGAAATTGTATCTGGAGACAATGATCTCCAATCAAATTTACTAAGAGGAGTATTTCCGTATACAACCCGATCTCCTACACCCATAAAGATAGCAGCCATTCTGCAAATAGCATTTACGTATCTATAGTATAAAGAATATGCAGGATAGAAGTTATAATAAGAGCCTCTAGTTTTTCCTTCAGCAACTTTTCTTAAACCATTCCAGGTACTATTTTCATCAACGACACCTTTCAATATATCTTCTTTTTCAGCCGAATTATAATTAGGCATGAAATCAACCATACCAGGCATGAAGATACAGAACGGCATACGAGATAAGATTTTTTCTCTATATTTAATCCCTATAGCAGCAATATCTGTTAAAGGTGTAGTAGATGATTCATATCCTACCCCAGTACTTTTTACTCTTAAATCAGCCACTGGGAGATATTGATATGGCATGCCAAAGATAGATCTAAGTGAATTTAGATTAATCTTGGTTAAAGTAACTACGTTATCTAATGATTCAGAATTCTTTGAATAAAAGTAACTGTTTACAGAATTTTGAATCTTTTCTATATCACTATTAGAAAATCGTTGATTAAAGTAATCGGCCGCTTGACTGGTAACCGATTTATCTTCTGGAATTTTTCCTCCACCACCGCCATTTGGTTCAGCAGCATTAGAACTATAAAATTTATGATCAGCTTTTTGTTCTATAATAGTAATATCCGATTTCTTAACTTCATATTGCTTGTCAGAAGTTCTACTTCTAATATATACATATCCATTAGAAGCTTCTCCTACAATAGAAAAATATAAACTGGTCTTATCTTCTGCAACAGTCAAGACTCTTTTATGTTTATCTCTATATGTAACTAAGTCTCCTGTATTGGATTTGATTGTACATACAGATCCTGCTTTAATAGAATTCTCTTTAATAAGATCTTTATCTACAATGCAAAACCCATCTTTAGAATTAAATGGATATACCCATCCAGTATATTCTTTATATGATATTTTCATCCATAACCCTACATTAGCTAATTTAGTAATAGGATCATCTTTGCTTAGTTTATGTATAACTTTTGAGGAAAAGTTGCAATCTTCATGTATATCTAATGAGTTTGATTTTACGATCAGCTGCATGATTACTCCTTTCTTTTCTCTCAATAAAAAATTAATATAATGTTGGGAAGCTCAAATATTTGAGCTTCCCAAGCATATTATAGTATATTAATGTTTAGATAAACCAATCATAGATGAAAGAATCTTTGCAATACTTTGTGTTGGAGTAGAGGAAAGAATCTTATTGGTTACTGCTTGATCAATACCAGGTCCAGCTGCAACAAGAGTTGGATTGCCAGCACCACCAGTAGCCTGAATAGCTGCTAAGATAGCACCTAATAACTGGATAACTTGATTCAACTGATCTGTATAATCTGTTTTCAGTTCATCTCCAGGATTAGGCCCACCAATAGCTCGATCTAAGTCTTTATTAGCACCAAGATCAATAGCCATCTGATTAGCACTTGGAGTTGGTCCAGGATATGAGCCAGGATCGATATGTTTCCCACCAGAAGAAGCTCCTTCATTAGATGGAGGATCAATCTGATAATGTAAATGAGGACCAGTAGAGTTACCTGTAGATCCTACTGTACCTACATAATCTCCAACATGAACTCGAGTACCTTCAGACAATGTAGACGGAACGTCCATATGCGGGAACAAGTGGAAGTTTCCTTTATCGTCTTTAATCTGGATATAATTACCATATCCACTTCCAGATACTCTATTATTATCTACAACGACACCATTAACTGGTGAGGGAATCTTAGTACCAGCATTGGCGCCAATATCTACACCACCATGAACATGACCAAAGTGGTTAGCTTCAGCGTATGGAGCAGTAATCTGAGCACCAGGATCCTGTGCTTTGATTCCGTTCAGAACGTATGATAATGCAGAACCACCTTCAACATTTCCAGCGTTTCCAAGCGGAGATCCAAAAGATCCACTACCGCCACCATTACCACTGCTTCCGCCTCCTCTACTACCACCAGCAGAAGAATCGGATCCAAACAAGAAGTCATATTGACCCATCTGTTGCTTGAACCAGTCATTGATCATTCCAAAGATGCCACCATCTCCAGATTGTTGCTGACCTTGTGAAGATCCATTACCGCCAAGACCTATAGCATTTTTGAATCCCTTCCAAGCACCAGAGAAGAAATTACCGCCACCCAAATCATTAGCAACAGCTTCGGCCATACGACCTCTACGAGATTCCATTCCTAAATCATCAGCAGAACGTTCAAATTCTCTATGGAATAAGATAGCAGCATCATGAGGACTCTTAGCCGCATTCATTCTTTGAATTAATCCAGGATTATCTCTTTCAGCTTCCATAAGCATATAATCTAACTGCGTTTTGATATCGCTTGTAGAAGTTCCTTTAGATCTTGCATAATCAACAAGACCTTGCTGCCTATCCGCAGTTGTCCATTGACAAAGACCATAACCAGTACTACCATCAACAGTTATTTCCTGAGCATGTCCACCACCTTGAACAATCGTGGGATCAAATGAAGATTCGGCTTCCATATTGCCCATAATACCAGCAATAGCATTGGATCCTAAACCAAGTCCTTTGAGATAATTCCAAATAACGGATTTATTATCCATTCCTTCTCCGCCACCAACACCATAGGGAACTCTATTTGGAATATTTTTTCCAAATCTAGATGCAGGTTTGGTATTATGAGAATATGGAGATCTGCCAGGATATAATCCACCAGTACTCGGTTTAGATGTATCTTTATTTCCACCAAAGAAATTAGTAACTCCATCTTTAAACCAATTATATGCTCCGCTAACCATTTTCTTAGCAGAATCATACATATTTGATCCAATTTCTTTAGCTTTATCTAATATTGTTTCTCCCCAACCTTTATTATCTTGATTATCTTTTATAGCTTGACTAGGGTTGGTTGGGTCTACATAGTCTTTAGCTTCGGTTCCAGCTATACTATTCATCATACGGAAGATTGTTTGAGGAGAAATAAAACCACAAAGGAATTCTGAAATAGCATTGGAGATACCACACATACATTTTATACCATCTCCTATTTCACTACCATCAGATGGTCTTCCAGCAATTTCTTCAGCTTTATCACAACCATTGTTATAATCTAATATAGCACTACCGGCTATCCATGCTCCAACAGCTACATTAAAGTATGGTATACTTCCGCCAACAATTTTAGCAATTAATTTGCCTAATCTAGGAAGAGCGGATTTACTCATAATCTTTTTACCAATTATTTCTCCTAATCTAGGAAGAACTTTAGCAACATTGTCTGGTACAAGTTTAGCAACAAGACCAAAGATTTTGCTCAAACCGCTTCTGACATATCCAGCCACTTTACCGAGGAATCCAGTATGTTCGGCAGTTTCTGTTGCGGCTTTAGTAGCTGTACTGGTGACTTTTTTGGCACTGGTTTTAATTGCATTGGCTCCTTTGGACAGAGCTTTACTTCCGGCCGTTGTCATAGCTACATCGGCAGCGAGGTTTGCTGCTCCTCCGAGACCGCCTCCACCAAGACTACCGGCACCAGCTACAGTTCCAGCCAATCCAATGATACCTGCACTAATACCAGCCAATTTCTTAGCTATGAATGATTGAATGGGCTCTTCAGCAGATTCAGGAACAGCATTTTCAGCGGCTTCTACTTTACTTGCAATAGCAGCTTCTTCTGCTCCAGCTCCAACCAATCCACCTATTACTCCACCAAGTACTTTAAATTTACCTGGTAAGAATTTAGCAGCTTTGCTTATAAATCGGCCAGCACCTCTGGCTAATCTACCGGCTCCACGCCACATCCAACTTCCTACAGAACTAAGTGCATCGGTTGCTATTCCGCCAGTAGGATCTAAAGCTCTAAAGAGATCTCCAAGAGCTCCCATCAATCCACCTTTTAGGAATCCTTTGGCTTTACCTAATAAATTTCTACCTTTAGTTTTAGTTTCTTCTTTAAGGGTTTTATACTTAATCTTGAAATAACCAAGTACATCATCCCATCTGGATTCTTTTTTAGCAATAGCTTCATTAGCATCCTTATTCATCTTAGAATTTGTTTCTTCTAAGCTGCCTTCAGATGTATATTTAAATTCTTTAGGATGACCATCAACCATTTCAATGACTTTACCAGTAGATGTTCCGTCAGCAAAGCCTCGGACAGCTTCGCCTTTAGAAAGCATATATAAACCAGATTTAGAAATATATCCACCTCTGGCTTTACCCTTAATAGTTTCTGCTAATTCTTGTGCATGATCTCCAGCATTGTGAGTCTGGAAGAAATCCATACTAGGCATAATTTTCTGTAGGGCATATATAGTAGCGGCCGCTATAGCAGAAACGCCAGTGGGATCTAAGAACATACCCGCTGCAGCTCCACCAAATCCAGTCTTCATTTTAGAACTTTGGTTATTGAATAATGTAATTCGACTATGTTGCTCGGTATTGAAACGGGTAATATCTTTATGATTCTTAACCCAATCTTCTTGAGTAACTGTTTTGCCAAGTTCTGTAGATTCGATAGCTTTATGAGCAACTGTAAACTCTTTCAGCATATGATCATAGTCTTCTTTATCCATATCAACGATCTGCTGTAAGTTTCCAGTTAATGGGAAGCCATGCTTAGCTAATGGTTTAATTCTATTCTTCCATTCACTATCTTTAAGACGAAGAACAGCGGCCACCATATCCATACTTTGTTCTGAAATAGATGTATGGTTGTCTATGTATACAAGTCTTTCAAATTCTTCTTTAGTAATTTTAGAAGGAAGCATACGAATATAGTTAGCCATACGTGGTGATATATGACCACTATAATTCATAACAAACTCTAAATTATTTTTATTAGAGAAATGCTTTTTGTAAACGTCATCACTAGTAACATCAAAGACTGTATTGAATTTTCCATTAAATTCAGCAACAGTTTGCATACGTTCAATAGCATCTAAATCGGATCTAACTTTAGTTCCACTTTTTACACCAGAGGTAGATGCTTGTGTAGCTAAACCGAAGCTGCTATATTTACCAACGCCATTCAGATCAACTTTTTCTCCAGCAGTTAATTGAGCAATAACTCTTAAAAGATCATTAGATTCTCTGGTTAATTGATTCTGAATCTTAGACTCATCTAAGAGCATAACTTCTGGATCATTTTCTTTGGTATCTCCAGATTCTATTTTAGCTTTAGCTTCTTTTTCCAGATAAGAAGACGCTTTACTAAGATCACCATCATATGCATCTAAATTAAAGTATCCTGTTTTACCTTTCTTAGTTGTATATTTTATTTCTTTAATATTGGATATTCTTTTTTTAGCTTCTTCTGATACTGCTCCAATTTGAGCAACCAACGGAACAACATCTTGTACTTTAGAAATCAGATCTTGTTTCTTATGATCAGGAATATCAGATTCATTAATAATTCCAATAATACTAGATACCGAAGCAGATATTGCTGCCTTATCTGTAGAATTTTCCTGAATACCTCTAATTAAATCAACAATTTCTCTTTGACTAGGATCGTCTAATGGAGAATCTTTGATCATCTTGATAACTTTAGCAGCAACTTTTTCTTTAGTCATCTTCTTACCAGACTTAACCATTTGAATTAAGTCTACATAATCTTTCATGACTTTAATTTCAGCTAAAGAAGAATCCATCATAAGACGATCATTAGATTGCATGGCCTGACCTTTAGCACCTGTATAAGAATACCCATGAGTATCCATAAAATTAATACGTTCTTTAGCAGTCATATGATCTGCATTACCACTATTGATCAGCCATTTATTTAGACGATTAGTTCCTTTATCTAATAACCAACCAGGGCGTTTTCCTATCCACGCTCCCGCTTTAACTAACCATTTATCTACACCGGTATAATGAGCTCCAGCCCCTAATACACCACCGAGAATTGCTCCTAATGGGCCACCTGCCATATATCCAGCAGTACCACCACCAAGCATACCAGTTAGTAATTTAGATTTCTTATTAGTCTCCATCCATTTACCAAAGTTTTTCCAGAATGGTAGTTTTAATTTAGGACTAAAGACAGTACTCATTGCACTTTCTACTAGTTTATATACATTCTTAGTTCCTACTTGCATCACTTTACCTACAGGAACTATAGCTCTTTGCATAGGTTCTACAAAACCTTCTCTAACATAGTCTGCAAATTTATCTCCAAAATTTCTTATAGGAGCAATCATCTTATTCAAAGACTTGCCTAAGAACCCAGATTCGAAATCGCGTTCATTGGTATCTCTACCATTAACATCTTTTTTACGAGGTCCAAATAAGAAGTCTTGGAATTTGGTGGAATTGGAAGCGTAGTCTATAGCAGCCATACCGCCAAGTATACCAAATGGTCCTCCAATAAATCCACCTACTACACCACCTATACCCATTTTCTTAAGTTTAGGATGATCTTTTAGCCATTTAGATAAATTAAATTTATCTTTAGAGAATATAGTTCTACCAAACATTTTATTTTGGTATTCTGCATTGTTACGAAGCCAACCTACGGCTCCACCAATCATCATACCACCAAGTAAACCTACCGGTCCACCCAGAGCAGCAGAAGCTAATCCAAGTACACCACCACCGATACCAAAATTCTTTATATCGGTAGCTGTTTTCTTAGTTTTTTCTATTTTAGCAAGCATAGACTTAGGAAGAAGTTTGGTTAATCCTCCTCCTATTCTGCCATATATACTGAGTTTCTTAGTATCTCCAAATAACAATTCACTAGCCGCTTCATTACTTTTCAGTATATTATTAGCAGCACCTAGTCCAGCACCAATCAATAATCCAAATGGACCACCAATTAATCCACCCACTAAAGCTGTTGCTGTACCTTCACCAAGAGCAGCAGGATATTGTTTCTTTAAAGATTCCCAAGCTTTACTATATATACTCTTATTTTCTTCAGAAGATCCTTCTCCATCTGCAGAAACAACTACATTGGTAGCATGGATTTCTGTATCAGCACTAGATAACTTTTTAGCTTTAGCTAATTTACGTTTTCCAGTTCCTTTACCATATCCATGAACAACATTAATGCCCATGCTGGCCCCAACCGCTTTTTCATTAGCCATATCTCTGGCTATAGAAGCAGAGCCTCTAAATGGATTATCTGGATTGTCTTTAGATGGTACAACAGCTTCGCCTCTGGAAAGCATATATAATCCAGTATGGGGAACATATCCCATACCTTTTGCTTTCCCAGGAAGATTGATTTTGGAAGCATCCTGATTGCTGATCGCATCATCGGCAGCATTCTCAGAACCTACAACTTCATTATAGAATGAACCTAAAGAACTCTTAATTCCAGAGAACATTCTTTGACCAAATTGTGTGGCTCCTTCTCTAAACTTACGTCCAAAGCCTTCTCCAAATAACTTCTCTTTCAACCAATCTCTAGCTTTAGTAAAAGTAGTACCGATTTCGTAACCAATACGTTGAATGAATCCAGTGATTTCTTTTCCATTAGCATCTTTGACTCTCTTATCCCCAAAGAATGCTGTATAAATTAAGCTGTCTACTTTAGCAATAATACCAGCCATAGCATGCATTGGAGTTTTGGCTAAGTCTTGTGTATATGCCTTGATAACACCAAACTTATCTAAACCTTTTGCACGTTTTAACTTATCTAAGAAACCATTACCTTTATAGTCTCCTAAAGTTTTGCCACTATTTTCTTCATAATCATCCTTAGCGGCTTCTTTAGCTGCCATTTCACTGGAGGTGATCTTATCTTTAGGATGAATCTTATAGTACAATTCTTCTAAGAATACTCTGACCGGAATAGGTAAAGCATAAAATGATGTCGCTGCTTTTCTTATAGCTTTAAAGCTTTCATCTCCACCATTTAATACATAATAAATCAGTTCTTCAAAAGAATTATTAGGAAAGCTAGATATACCAAATTCTGTAATCTTATTGATGAAATTGATTACAGATTTATTCATACCGCTAATAGAACTTACATGATCCAGATCCGTTATATATTTGATTAGATCTCTGCCTTCTGGGAATGCATTGATATCATCTATATCAAATGTAGCAAATACATTGAAGTCGTTTTTCTTTACAGAAGTTGGAGCCACATATTTAGTGGTTACTGAAGGTCCAGGAGATAATTTTTGTGCTTTTCTTTTATTACGACGCCCTCTACCACCAGTTCCACCACTATACATACGTTCTTCATATGCATCAGTATATCCATAAGATAAATCATCAACGGCTCGATCTGCATATCTCCATCCGCCCAATCCATTATCCATAAGTTTTCTCATCAAATCATATGGATCATTAGAGATATCATTGGCTAAGTTATTCTTAGCACCTTTAGCAGATCGGATATCATGAACCAACCCAGCTCGGGTAGAATGATTTAAGTTAATAGCAATCGCTCTGATAAAATCTTCCAGGTTATTATCTCTCTTAGAATTTCCTGTTGTATATCCAAACTGTTTAAAGAAATCTTTGGCATTATCAAAATCTTTATATGAACCATTATTTTTTAATATACCATTTAAGACTACATTAACAATTTTAGAAACTTCTTCCTGAGAATAAGAATTACCATTGATATTCTTAAGATCTGTATTACTTAATACTTTCTTAAATACACTAGTAATCTCATCCATACCAACATTATCAGATGAATGATATTTAGAATTAAACTGTTTACGTATTCCAGATACATTTGTCCACCGACCACTCTTCATATCATAGAAGCGTTCTTCTTGACCAGTTAAAGCAGATTCAATTCTGGCTAAATATCCTGGAATTACATCAGTAATTGCTTTCTGAGCAATACCATTAAATTGCATAGCTCCACGTTCAAAATTTGCTGTGTCAACTCTGGCTTTCTCAGATTGATTAATTCCTAATATAGAGCCTAGAAACCCTTTAATACCGCCTTCATTAGACCATTTATCCATCTGGTTTAAGAAATGACCAAATAAACCACTCATAGTCTTTTGAAGTTTACCTAATTGTCTCTTAACCTTATCTCCACCCATTAAATTGACTAGGGTACCAGATATAACAAATTCTAATGGATTTGCCATCAATAGGTCTTTCATATCCCATAGCATTTGAAAAGGAGAGAATTCGGCAGAATTAATTATATTAGATTTGATATTCTTTAGATATTTTTTGGCATCAAAAGCGCCGCCAAATCCCATAATATCATTGTATGCATTATGAGACTCTCTTCTATTAATATTTTCATTTCTGGTTGAGTTATAGAGATTTCTTTGCATCTCCAACATTTCTTTCATCATAGCATTCTGCTCTGTTAAAAGATTGGTGGATGTATCAAAGAATTTGGTTGCATTCTGGATATGTGTATTTAAGCGTTCATTCTGAAATTTAATGATACTTTTCATTCCGGCACTGACGGAAGAAAATCCCGCTTCTAATACTTTCATCGTTCTTAAAGACTGCATATAAGAAATAGCTGCTGTATTCTTCACTGTTTCGGAAGTATACTTAGCACTATCCATAACAGTAGCAGAAATAGCAGATGCAGTTGTCTTTAAGCTGGAATCAATTCCTAATCCAAGATTATCTAAATCATCGCCTAAACTGTCCAGAGAAGCCTGACTATCATCTTGAGATTCCGTATCAACATCATTGATATCTTCGCTCAGATCAAAATCAAAATCTTCTCCACCCATCATTTTCTTAAAGAATGCATTATCTGCTTTATCAGATCTGGCTTTATCATAGAACTTACCAGTCTTAATAGAGTTCATGCTGTTTCTATAAATTTCATTACCAGCTTTAAATACATCGCTCTGTAAGAATTGGTTTTGTACTCTTTTGATATTGCCTTTATTTCTGAACATAGCTCTGGCTTCATGAGTCAGATCAGCATTTGCTTCTGCCATACTAAATGGCATTGGAAATGCATCACGTACTTCATTAATAGCAACATACTTAACAGATTTAACTACATTCTTTAAGTAATTTTTTACTATAGGTAATTTTGGCAAAATGATTCCTCCTTTCATATATGAACGTTTAATGGTATGTTCTGGCTTGTAAGTATAGAGTTTTAGACAAAAAAAATAAAAGAGATTACACTCTTTTATTTTATCGAAAGAAATATCGTAAAACCAATACTTCAATCATAAATGGAATAGCAAATAACACACATGCTATACATACAGATACTAGATATCTAATCACCCATTCAGTACTGAAACACATAATAGTTCTCCTTTTGTATATAAAATAAATTTTGTGAAATATAAATTAGTTGAGATTATAGAGAACCGTCTTATACCAGTTATTACCCACGACGAAAGGTATCCAATATAATACAATTCTCCATAATCTCTTTAAGGAGCGTGAAATAAGTTTCATAGGCCTGATTGTATTGGCGACGGAGACACCAATAACGATATTCTCTACTTCCCTTATTTCATCTCTATAATATATAATTTCAAAAATATTAGATTACAAAAGG